CGCTGACCCTGTGAGCTGGATGCACCCTCTGCCTCTAAACCGATACCCATCCCCACTTGCCTCATCCCTGTTACCCATGCGACTGCTGTAGACAGTGTTAGCAATGAGCTTGGGATTCCTGGCACACATCTGGGCCTTGGCCGCGTCAAAGCGCTTGGGCCATAGCTTTTGCAAAGCCTCTGCCCTGTAATTCAAGTTCTCTTCCAAGACTCTAAAGTTGCCACACTCATGGCCACACTGGCCAATAAAGGCAGCCTGTCGCAGTGGCGTTGAAATGTCAAAGCGCTGGAAAGTCTCATTAAGCGCATCGACCCACTCTGGACCAATGTGCAGTTGCTGGAGCTGCTGACTATTGACCATTGACAAGTCTCCTTACTTCTTCGTAGGCGCTGGCGCAGGCGTTGAGCTTGGTGATGGCTTTGTCTCCTTCGGCTGCGATGTCGATAAGAGCTGCAATAGTCTGTCGCTCAGATTCGCTTGCATCGGGCTGGCTGGGTTGTGTATCTCCAGTGGCAGCGCTGGCACTTGCATTGGCTTGTGGACAACTTGGGGCTGGGAGCCGCAGCCGACCAGTCCGAGCAAGCTCATGCATAGCAGACTGTTTTTTCTTGACATCATCTTGGGCCTTTCTGAGTTTCGTTTCCTGATCTTGCAGTTTCTCGCCAAGCTCTTTCTCTTTGGCTCTGGCTTCATCATTCTTTTTGGCAATGGCAATCTTCATGTCATTGTCGCGCTCCAGCCACCCATAGTGGTGGCCCACTCGGTATGAGCCGAATAATGAGACCAAGACACCAACAATGAGCCAGGGTAGGGGTATTGGTAGCATTATTCTGCCTCCTGTCTAGCCTGCGCCAGCTGTTCGCGCTCATGGTCATCCTCAAGATGGTCTGGTGGCGTGTCTGGTGGTGGACCAGGAGTCCAAGACTCATCTAGCTCTGGGTTGGTCCACTTGGGCATAGCGCCAAACGGCTGATTTGGTATGCCATTGGTGGTGGCATTAAACCCGTGGTTGTTGCTGTATCCATATTGGCCACCCATCATGGGCTGGCACATTGGCTGCATCATGGACTGCTGGCCACCAAAAGCCTTGGCAGCAGACCCCACAGCCTTTTTGCCCATCACCGCACCAATGCCACCCACAATGAGCAGCACAATATCATTGAGCATTTTGGTATATGCCTGGTCTATTGGGGCCATGGATTTGATGGGCTGGGTCACAAAGGTCACAGAGTACAAAAGTGCCACCACAATGAAGCAAAGAATGCAAGTCACTGCAATGACTACAAATCCCCAGACTCTGACCTCGATCTCGTCAGGGGTTAGATTTTGCTTCTGGCTGGACATCGTTGACCTTTTTTTCAAGAATTGGTGCGACCAAGTATTCTGGACACATCTGGGTAAACAAACACTTTGGCTTTTGACACTCTGGTGCATGGAAATGGTCAGGATTCTGGCACTTGTATCGATACCGATCTTCGCAGCCAGTGAGCATTATCAAAGCAATTGCAAGCAGATATTTCATGTGTATACATCCACAGAATTAGGTTTGACCCATTGTGTCTTAATCTCTTTGGTCTTATGCGCCAGTTCTGCCTGCCTGTTCAAAATCTCCATCTGCTTTAGATTCTGCTGATGCATCACCCTCTGGGCCTCTCTCAGCATATTGGCGTTGATCTGGTAAGCCGTGATTTTCATTTTCCAAGCCCCACCTTTCCAAGCAGTAAATTTACGATTCTGTCTGACAAGTCATCAGGCAAAAATTTGAGGAAGCCAAGGGCATATAAAGCCACACATCCGTAAACGAATATCTTTAGGCATAGGTCAAAGGTCTTTTGATACTCATTCATTTCCCAGCCTTGGATAAATAACTATCCAAAAAAAATAGTTTAAAGGTACAGCAGACCAAAGAACTATATCAAGCCAAGTCATCTACCACACCTTCTGGTAGTGTTGCAGAATTCCATCAACTCATAAATGCCAACAAATACTAAGAACAGCACAAACGCACAACCGCCAATAATCATAGCCAACTCGTTCATCTCTTGCTCTTTTTCTTTGGCTGCTTTTTCTGCCCTCTTTAAAGCACTTATCTCTTTAGCATCAGCCAAGTCCATCTCTGCTTGACGAGCCTTAATCTTGTTCCAAACATCAATCTTGCCAGTCTGCATGAAAAGCATTTTCAGCTCTTCCTCAAATGCTCTGGCCTGCTCCAAGGCCATCTCGATCTGGAGGGCCGTTCCCATGTTCGAGCCTTTGCCAGACTGTTTGGCTTGAAGCATGGCCTTAGTGGCCACAGACTTAGCATCAAACATCTTGCCAATCATTGGAGCCAGAGACCCCAAATCATTGGCCACCTTACTGGCCTTCTTGACCATGCTGATGGCTGATTGAATACCCGCTAAAGCGGTCATTGGATCGATGGGAATCATTTCTTTTCTACCTTTTTCCACTCAAGGCAAACAACCTTCCGATTGTAGACATCACCAGTCCATGCCCACCTGGTGCATCGATATTCTGTGGTTGCTGCCAATAGGACCAGAGCATAGATCATGGCCAAAACGAAATGATGACAAAAAAGCACCAAATAATGGTGGCCGTCATTAAGGCCGCAGCAATGAATGCCACAGCCCAGTCTTTCATAGCCCGAATATCTTTTTAACGAATTCGGCAGCCACGCCTGGGCCAAATAAAACAGCCACGATCACAGCATAGAGAAGATATTCAATCTTCGTCATTCGCTTGTCGCCATCGCGCAGTGACTTGTCGATGTTGTTGTATCGCTCTGCACAAATGGCCTCATGCACCGCCAGGCGCTTGTCAGTGTCGGCATCCATGGTTAGACAGTACGCTCAACCCAGTCAGGATTGTGTGGCCATGTAACAGTTGCCCTGGCATCAGAGACAGTTGCTGGAAAGTCTCTGAGTGTCTGGCGGTATGTTGCCCACTCAGCCTTCTTTGGAATGGTGCAATCAGCAATCTGAGTCCAATCACACTCTTTGAGTAACTGGTTACGTTGACCACGAATGTTAGCCATTGCAGAGTCTTTAGCTGCTTGGATTTCTTCAGCACTCAGGCTTTCAACTTGAACGATAGAAACAAACTCACCATCGTCATAAGCAGAGCATTGAACCAACTTCTGTGTCAGTCGGTCATGGGCTTTAAAAGCATTTACCTTCTTAGCATTGTTGGCAGTCAAGAATTCATCGCTTGGGCCACTTGAGTTAAACGATGTATTGCTAAACAGTTCACGATAATCGCCAACTGTGATGGGGCTAGTTAAGATTGCAATTTGCATGGTAGTTCCTTAATATGGGCCTGTATCTGAGAGTGCTGATGTTGGAGGCGTGAATGTTGTTGTGTATCGGGCATAGCCTTTGGTGATGCGTAGGTCATCAATGTAGCCTTTAAAAGCGGTTGTTGGGAAAGCAGCCCCATAAACACCAATAGTGCAAGTAGTACCGCCAAGTGTAGAACTATTCGTTGTCGTTGCTCTGCTAGTTCCGTCAATATACAAGGTAACAGTTGTTCCATTTCGCACAAGCGCAATGTGATACCAATTATTGACAGAACTTGTTACTGATGCAGATGTGCGTGTTGCACCAGTCAACATTGAAAAAGAATTTGCAGTGCCATCACCATGGTTGTAGGCAACGCTTAAATCATTAACCCCTGTTAAGTTAAAAAGAGCAGGATATGATTCAACTTGTGTTTGAGGATATGCCCAACATTCAATTGTAAAGTTTCCTGTCCCCATATTAAATATTGCATTAGATGGCGCGACAAGATAATCCCCTGCACCATCAAAAGCAATTGACCCTGTTCCATACTTCTTCACGCTAGTTGAAATCTGTGCATTGCCCACAGTTTCTAAGTCGTTCATCATGGCGTTGTCAAAGATGCCAGCGTTGACTGTGTTCAACAAAATGCTGGTATTTGTGACTGCGGTTAATGGTGCAGTTGGGGGCGTGAAAGCCGCTGTGTAAACTGCCGTTCCTTTGACAATCCTAAAGTTTGCCATATAACCATTTAGAATTTTCCCAGCCGCAGATTCGTATGCAACATTTAGGTTTCCACCTGTGCCACTGTAATTAGTGGTGTCTGATGCAGAAGCCTTCTCAACGCCATCCCAGTAGGCTTTGGTGACGCTAGAGTTGCGAACAATGGCAAGGTGATGCCATGCGTTATTACACACCGCACCAGCACCAGTAATCAGGAATAAATTAGCCCCACCACGGGTGTTTTGCCATGACATTGTTCCAGCATTGATGTGCCACATCCAGTAACCTGTACTGCCACCATCAACTTCAGCAAGACCAACATTATTGCTACCTGTGTTAATCCAGCACTCGACTGTGAAGTCACCTGTGCCAAATGCAAATGCGCTTGAGTTTGCTGTATTTAAATAATCACCCGTACCATCAAAATACCCTGACCCACCAATCACGCTTGTGGAGTAGGCGGTAGAAGTACCAAATGGGTTGAATCTTTGAACGCTTGGTGTGCCGTTGACTGTGATGGTTAAAGCGTTTGTTGAAGCATCAAAGAAACGATTTGCTTGGCAAG